GTGATCTCGGCTTTCCGGCGCTGACGGGTCTTCTTCAGCAGCTCCTTGATGTTCTTGGCCACGAGATGAGGGCGAAAGCCGAATCATACCACAATGGCAAGCACAAAAAAGCGGGGCCGAAGCCCCGCCGTGAACTGTTTGCGTTTGCTCAGAAGGTGAGGCCGAACAGGTGGGTGGGCTGGCCGGAGATACGGAAGTTAATGGAAAGTTCGGTGGGAGCCTCCTCTTGGGAGATCCCGGTGTCGAACCCGAGCAGATTGACCGGGAACTCGCCGTAGAGCGAAGCGGCGTCATCCACAGTTGCGCCGCCGACAGCAGCGACAGCGTTGAAGTATGCCTTCAGAGTTGCGCCACCCTGATCGGTAAACAGCACGCCTTGGATGATCCGGTTATTGAAAGCGGCCAATTCCGGCACGAGTCGAAGGGTGAGCGTGCCACTGCCATCGGCGAAGCCAGGCTGGAAAGAGCGGAACTGGGCGAGCTTGGGGCCGCTTCCGTCACTGGCTGGCTTGCAAGGGATCGCGGTGCGATCGATCTCGCCACGAGTCAGCGTCAGTGTAAGATTGGGCACCTCACACATGGCAAACTCCTTCGCGAAGCTCATCTCGATGTGGTTGCCGGCGCCAGGGGTGTCGGCAGTACCGGAACCGCCGTTGCCGGTCAGCGCAATACCAGCCCCGCCCTGAGTAGCCGAAATGCTAACCTTGTCGGGCGTGGGACGGGTTTTGATGTAATAGACCGTGCCAGCGGTCAGGCCAGAATCAAGATTACCGGTTCCTTCTTCGGTGAAAGTAATCGGATCGCCCACGCGGAAGTCGGAATTAGGCGGAATCTTGATCAGCGAAAAAGTGGCCGGCGAGACGGGAACGGGAAAGTCGGTGAAGTCCTTCAGGCACGCGAGGGTAGCCGGAGGCTTCATGGTGATCATGCCGTCCTGACCGGTCAGGACGGAGGTTTGGCCGCAGTCAAGGACGGGCATCGGAGAGCGCCGGCCCGTGGCCGGGTGATAGCGTCAGCCCTCAGTCTACGGCACGGGCTTGGCGCGGGCCAGGAACGGCATGGAGAATCGGGTGAAGTGGTGGGCTCGGCCCTGAAGCTGGGCCTGCGTTGGCCCGGTGACCGGCCCCACGCGGGCGATGATCTCCTGATCTGCCGGCGGGACTGGGCCGTTCAGGGCGGACAGCGCTTCGATGATGGGCGAAGCGATCTCGATTCCACGACCGGGGCCAGTGTTCTTGCGAGTGAAAATCTCACACACAAGAGAACCGCGAACGTTCCATTGCGCCGGAGCGCCTATAACACCGTCTTGAATCAAGCCGAAGTTGACGTAAACAAGACAGTATTCGCTTAGCGAGTCAAAGTCCACTGCCGACTGATTTTCGACAAATGTGGGCACGGGATCGGCGGCGTCGATAACGATTCGCTCATAGATGCCACGAATTTTCTGGAGTGGGATCATTTCAGTTCACTGGGCGAATGAAGCCAGAGCGAGCACCCTGCCTAAAAGCCTTACCGAAAGCGCCACCTTCCATATAGGTCGAGTACCAATTCTTTTCGGCGGTTGAAACCGATGGCATTTTACCGGATTCACCAATATCCTCAACAGACATATTCCTAACGTCGCCGCGAAAGCTGCCAACCCTTTGCCCTGTGGCGACAGGGGCCTTGACCGGATCCTCTTCTTGGCGAATAAACTTACCAGGGATAAGATCCATGGCCTCCTGCGCGTATGGAGACGTGTTCCCGATTAGAATTGTTGGCGCACCTCTCTTAAGCTCCTGATCGGTAAGCCTCGGGACTCCAGTGCTGATAAAAACCTTTCCGCCCCTACCTTCGACTTGCGAGTACCATAGGCGCCTAAACTTGCCGCTATACGCAGGGCTCGCGTCTCTTAGATCCGAAAGAATTTCACGAGTTGCGGAACGCAGCGCCTCTCCGGTGGCACGGCGGACATCGGGGGCAAGGTTGCGCAGATCATTGCGGAACCCTCTTGCTGCCGGCCTGCCCCTGCTCGCGGATCGCTTCGCCATCACTCCGCCCTCCCGACGCCGGAACCCTGTATGATTATGGCCTTGCCGTCAAGCGTTGTGATAGCCTTGCCGTCAAGGGTTGTCAAGTAAATCGCCTCCGAAGAGGGTTCGCCGCCACTGCCGTAGGTTGGGTCAATGGCAACGATCTTCCATCGCTTCCCGAGATATTGCAGGCGATCATTTGTGGTGATGGCCCAAGGAACCGTCTCATGATCAATCCATACCTCAACTTGATGCCCCTGTTGAACGCCGTCGCGCTCACCCTGCATTGACTTAACAACGGCGCCCGCAGCGGGAATCACGGTTTCCGTGACAGTGATCGTGCCGGTTTCCTCGTCGTACTGCCCAGGTGCTATACGAATATAAGAAAGCGCCTGCGAACGGAAGCGATCTACAAGCCGCTTGGCGAGTGGTCCGGCCCAGGCGTCCTGCGGAGCGTTCATTTATCCCCTGAAGATCGGGACAAGCGATTCTTCGCGCCTCTCGATCCAGCAGCCGATTAAGTCAAGCAGCCATGGATAGAGTCGCAATACTGTTGGCGAATACCTGCCGACACGCCCATCACCGGGAAGGACGCGAGGGCTCCGCATACTGGTGGGAGAGAAGTACCATTGTTCAAGATCGCCTAACTTCTCCCTTGAGACAACTGGTTTAGGTAGTTGATCCGGGGCGCCGAATACCGCCGTGCTATCATTGAACAGCACCAGCGCAAGCTCCGAGGCGGCGGCGGTGTAACTGTCGGCAAGCTCCTTGCCGCAGCAGGTTGTCTCGTCCGTGCACCAGCGGAGGGTGCGCAGGGAGACCTGAGCGGAGCGGAGCGCCTGGGTCTTCTGCTCGGTCGTCAGCGCCTCCCAGGCGGTCGCCTTGAGCGTGGAGGCCATGTAGGCGTCCGCGTCAGCCACCTCGATCAGCTCGGGCGGGGTGCAGTTGCACACGGGCTCGCCGGCCCCGCTGGGAGGGTAGACGTAGGGCTCAGCCAGGCGGCGATGCCACCAGCGCGTACCCATGGCGATCAGACTCCGATGACACGCCAGGCGGCGCCGTTGTACCAGACCAGAGCCTTTGCGGAGCCGCCACCAGTGGGCGCAGAGCCGGCGGTGGGGCTGGTGGCATCGGTCACCACGCGCACCGCGAACGAGACGCCCTGAGCGGTCAGCGCGGCCCCGGTGGGCAAATTGGCCACGGTGAGGCCGGATTTGAAGTTCAGGTTGTGAAACGAGGCCATTTGGCGGGGCGGAATCCTAGCCCCAGCATAGCCCCAGAGCGACACGAAAAAAGGGGGCTTTCGCCCCCTCCTCCGCCCCGAATGCGTCTGTGACGAGACGCCGGGAACCCAACCGCGATCAGATTATAGCTCAGATCGTCCCGCCGTAGGGACTATTCACGATCAGACGTACAGCCGGGATAAGGCGAGGCTCGCTGTAGGCGAGGGTGAAATTGGAGCCGGTAGCAAGCTGTGCGTTAGTCGGGTTGTCGAAGTTGGCATTCCAGGAAGTACCGGGAACGTGCTGGACGTGGTGATAGTCGATCACGATGCCATCTTGCTTGGAAGGGGCATTGCGATCGGGTTCGATCTCCATGGGCACTTGATCGCCCTCCAGCATGACACCAGGGCCGCAGAGATAGCAGACGAACTGCCGCTGCTGGCCACTGGTGCCAATGATCGGAAGCTGGTCGTCAACGATGACATTCACGTTGTAAGCGTTGCCGATCAGAAGCCGTGCATTAACACCGCGCCGATCACCTTCGTAGGTCAGGAAGCCAATCTGCTCCAGGTAGGCCGCGACAAGAGAGTGAATCACCGCAGTAGTGATGCTACTTTGGCGTTCATTGAGCTTGTAACGAGCCTCGATAACGTTTTCGGCCGTGAACCAGTTGGCAATGGTCGAGCCCGACGTTACCGACTTATTGATGCTATTGGTGGCATTGAGCGGGCCACCGGTGCCCAGCAAGCCCTCCATTTGCGACACGAACTTGCGCGTGCGCAGCTTGTCCATCGCCGGAGCAAGCTGGCCAGCAAGGGCGGCCATAGGATCCTCGCCAATGGCGAGACGGCTCAGCTTGTCGCCGGCATAGGCGAAGCCACGGTGAGTGACGGAGGCGTACTGCGTGGAAGCAGTGATCTTCTGGAAGGTGAAATGTCCCTCGCCAGAGATTCCCCAGTCATCACCGGAGGTCATGCGCTCCTCAACCGGGTCGAGCGGATCGGAGAACGGAGCTTCGATACGAGTTCCGCTGGTGGCGGTGAGCAGTTCACTGGTGGCAATGATCCCCGAGCGGATCATGCGCGACTGCAGGAAGATTTGCTCTTGAAGATACTCGCGGAACGGAGCGGAAGTCGCCAGCCGGGTCAGGCTTGCAACATCGCCCTGAAACGTTCCGCCCAGGTTGCCGAGATAGGCCACGGGGAGAAAAGCAGGGTTGACGTTGTGGTGACACCACCGCGCAGCGGCTGTGTTTCTGCCTCGGACTCAGCGCAGCCTCATCCTTTGGCGCGAGCAGCGCTCGCTTCGGCCTTCAGCTTAGCAGCAAGGTCGGGATCTTCAACCTCAAGCTGGATGCGTTGG